TTGGTAGTAGTAGCAACCGGTGCAGATTCAGTTTTCTTTCCAGCAGATGCTTCTTGAATAAGTTTGAGAACTTGTCCAGTAGAAAGTTTAGAATCGTCTTCGTTTCCTTCTTCATAGATTTCTTGAAGTCTGAAAAGAGTCTTTTCATCTTCTCTGATTTCTTTCATAAGAGAAACAATGAAGACATTATCTCGATATCTTTTCTTTTCTGTTTCACGTGCATATAGTTCTTTGCTTTTTTTCAATCTAACAGTGATTGCGTCAATAGCACCTTTAATCAAGTATTTTGAAGGAATCTTCAATTTATTGTCAATTACCCAGTGTATCGCACTCGAGACTTTGACTCTACTGCAGTTATGGTATCGACAAATGTCTACCCAGTCCCAACAAAGAACAAAATATTCGTGATAAATTTGAAGATATTCTTCTTGAGCGGCAGACAAAGAAAACTTTTCAATTGTTTGTGTAGATTCTTTTGCCATGTTATTTACAATTATACCACAGAAATAGAAACGAGTAAAATATTATATGTAAAGATCAATAAAATTAAACAATTCTATGAAAATATTTGAAGAACCTTTAGACGAAAGTAGAGAACAAATGACTAATTTAGTATATTGGTTTCCTATTCTAGAAAGAATAGGTATGAGAGTTCCGAGAACGACTATTGTTTACTCTGGTGATGTTCAACTTGGAAGACTTACGAGCAACGAAAAACCAGCAAATCTGAAAACATTTTTAGACAGAATGGATTTAGCTTTAAAAGATTTTAAGTTTCCAGTCTTTCTTCGAACTGGTATGATGAGCGACAAGCATGGTTGGAAAAATACTTGTTTTCTTAAAGACAGAAAAGATTTATTGCAACACGTCGGGACGATCGTTGAAACTAGTTATATCGCGAACATTGCTGGCCGACCTTTTGCATTTGATTTTTGGGCAATCAGAGAAATGATCGAAACAAAACCGATATTCAGCTTCTTCTCTGGTGAAATGCCGATAACGAAGGAGTTTAGATTTTTTATAAAAAATGGAAAGGTACAATGTTTTCACCCATACTGGCCAGACGAAGCATTCAGAGGTCGTTTGGACAAAGAGCAAAAGAAAAAACTGAAAGAAATTCAAAAACTAAATAAAGCTGAAGAAAAAGAACTGATGTTAATGGCATCTTATATAGCTCATTTCTTTAAAGACTATTGGTCTGTAGATTTTTTAAAAGCTAAAAATGGTGATTGGTATTGTATTGATATGGCAGTGGGTGAGCGATCATATCATTGGCCAACGTGCAAATATGCAAAAAACGAAAACAAATAAAATAGCTATCGCTTTCGGTTTCGGAAAAGAATCATATCTGATGTACCAGAAACTGAAAAAACAAAAACCGACGTTAATCACTTGTCTTGGTGAAGAAGACGATATCGACGAAAACGTAGTAAAACTGTTTGCTAGAAGTTTGGGTTTAAAAGCGTATGTAATTAAGAATAAAGAAGGTTTTAACGAAACTTGGGATTGGTATGAAGACGAGTTTCCTCATCGCTGGCATTACAACAATTCTATATTAAAGTATTTTAAGTCTAAAAAACCGTTTGATGTTCTTTATGTTGGAAGGAGAAAAATTGATTTACTCAAACGTTCTGATCTTACAAAAAAACAAGTTGATTCGATCGAAATAGATAAAATTAAAAACGTTAGGTTCCCATGCTGGAACATATAAATATATGGGAATGTTTGCGACATTAAAAGGCGAAGAATTTACTAAATGCCCGAAATGCGGTCGTAGAGCGACGTGGCAATCAAAAGGTCTTTGGCTTACATATAAAGGTCGAGAATTCTGGATAGGGGATTACGGAAATATTGAATTGGACGAAAATATGAACGGTCATATAGTTGCTTGGGTTTTTCCGAAAGAAATGAAATTTCGAGACGGGACGACAGGATGCGGACATATTACGTATTATAAAATAATAAAAGGGAAACTTATAGAATCAACAGAAGAAGAATACAACAATTAAAAAAAAATGAAAACATTAATCATAAAAGGCAAACATAAAAACAAAGAAGTAGAAGTGAATCAATGGGGTTTTGATTGGTTTACTGTTAATAGTGGTGATTTCAAGATAGACGGTTATCCTTTTACACCGACTTCTTTGTCTTTCACTAAAAGCGGTATCGAGGAAATTCAGTCTAAACCAAATTATTTATTAGACGAATTCGAAGTAAAAGAAATAAAAACAAAATCAGAATACAAATATACTTTTAAAAAGAAATAGATTTATCGCATGCAAATAACAAAAACTGGAGAAAATCTAATCATTAAATTCGACTATAATCCTGCTTTGATAGAAGTAGTCAAACAGTTTGACAGTCGCAAGTTTAATCCAGACACGAAAGAATGGATTGTTCCAGCAATTCATGTCAAAAAAGTTTTAGAAACACTGATACCTCTTGGTTTTTCAGCTAGTCAGACAGTTAGAGATGATTTCGACAGTGTCATAAAATACAAACAAAAAATCGAAAGAATCTTAGCTGGAGAGTTTAAAGAATCAGAAAAAGAAGCACTTCACAACACCGACTTGCCATTGTTTGATTTTCAAAAAATCGGAACGGGTTTTCTTTGTGCAACGAAGTCTTCTTTGCTTGGCGACGAACCGGGTCTTGGAAAATCTATACAAGCGTTAGCAACTACTGTGATTGGAGAAGCAAAAAGAGTTTTAGTTATCTGCCCGTCAACTTTAAAATTAAATTGGAGAGACGAAATATCTAAATGGATGAAAGATAAAAAAGTAATTGTTATTACTGGTGAAAAGAAAAAACGAAACGAACTATGGGCTGAAGAAGCTAATTATCATATAGCTAATTATGAAATTTTGCTTCGAGATATTGATGAAATCAAGAAAAAAGACTGGGATTATATTATTGCAGACGAAGCAACAAGAATATCAAATCCAAAAGCAAAACAATCAAAGTTGATAAAGACAATTCCAGCGAAACATAGAATTGCTTTAACTGGTACTCCTTTAAATAATGCTGTGCAAGACATCTGGAATATTTTAGATTTTTGTCAACCAAACATACTTGGTTCATTTTGGCAGTTCACTTCGAAATATTGTGAAAAGGACAGATTCGGTGGCATTGTTAGCTATAAAAATTTGAACGATCTAAAACTATGTGTTGCCGACAATATGTTAAGAAGAAAAAAGAACGAAGTCTTGCGAGAACTACCAGATAAACTGTATGAAACTATATATGTTGAATTTGATGAAGAAGAAAAAAAGATATACGAAGCAGTTAAAAATGAGATTGTTAACGAGTTAAGAGAATATGCTATAAATAGAGTTTTAGACGATAAATATTTGTCAAACGCTTTAGTTAAAATGATTAGACTAAAACAAGTGACTGGTAGTTTAGAATTAGTCAGTGAGCATAGATACTCGTCAAAAATAAACGCTCTTAAAGAACTTTTAGAAGACATCATTCATAATGGTTCGAAAGCTCTTGTATTTACTCAATTTTCTGAAATGGCCGATATTTTAGTAAGAGAATTAGACAAATACAAACCTCTTCTTATTTCTGGTAAAGTTGAAAACGAAGATAGAAAACTTAACGTAGACAAGTTCCAGAATAATGAAGAAAACAGAGTGCTTATAAGTACTGAAGCAGGTGGTTATGGTTTAAACCTTTTTAGAGCACAATATGTGATTCATTATGATCTACCTTGGAGCATATCTAAAATGGAGCAGAGAGAAGGTCGAGCGCATCGTATAGGGCAAAAGAATAACCTTACTGTGTTTAGACTGATCGTTGAAAAGACAGTTGATGAATATGTAATGAAAGTTCTCCATAAGAAACAAAAGATGTCTGAAGAAGTTCTTGGAGACAAAGAAAGAATAAAAAAGATTAAGCTCTCGAAAAACGATATAATGAAAATGTTAGAATAATGATATTTTTACAAAGATGGCTAAATATGGTAGTATCTAAATATGGTAGACGAAAATGATCAAAAAACATCTGAAGAAAGATGTAAAATATGCGGTAGGCTACTTAGTGAATATGACCCAAGTTGGAGTTGTAAGAAGAATCATCATTGGAGAAAAGATTGGGCGAAAGACAAAACTACAAAAAAATACAAACGATATTTAGAAAAAAGAAATAAATCAATGAAGGAAGCTTGGAGGAGATCGCTAGACAAACTGAATAAAAAAACACCTCCAGAATATGCTTCTCGTCGAGGAGGCAAAGTTCTAGAGGAATTAAAAAAGATGACAAAAAAGAGAAGGTATCTTAATGTCATTGAAAGAGATATAAAAATATAATATGGAAAACGAAAAGAAACTATTATCGGTCCATGAAATCTGGAAAAGTAAAAAGATTTATTGGATCGTTACGTACAAAACTCTTTTGAAATATATCTCGAAGGATTATGTAGACATTTTTAAACCTATCGTCAAAGGAAGCAGAAGTGGAAAGAGATATTTCGTGACAGAAGACAATCTACAAGAGTTTATACGAAAGTTCGAAGGAAATGAACTAGCTAACTAAAAATATCACTGAGTATTAATCGGTTTTTGTGTGCTTGATTGTTTGTCTGAACATCTTTAATTAACAATCCGATTGTTAATCCGGGGATTTTCTGCAACGGCAATCCAGCACTCAGAAACCGATTATACAAAAAATTCTCATGAACGACGTAAATCTTGAAAAACTAAAAAATTATATTGATCTTGGTTTGGTTTCAGAAAACGAACATCCAGAAAAAACAGAAATCAAAATCTATAATTACACTGCAAAATGTCAATTCGACAGGAAATGGGACGAAATAACTACAGTATGCAGAGGATTAGTAATTGACACTAAAACTGGTGAAATATTAGCAAAACCCTTCGAAAAGTTTTTTAACTTACAAGAACATCTTGAAGTTTTTAAACTTCCATTACCCAACGAAGAACCAGTCATCACGCAAAAATACGATGGGTCGTTGGGGATTTTATATTGGTTGAATGACGAACCGTGGATAACAACGAGAGGTAGCTTTACGTCTGATCAAGCGCTATGGGCGACTGCTTGGTTTAGGAAGAATGTAGATTATTCGAATCTTCCTAAAGACATAACTCTACTTTTCGAAATCATATATCCAGAAAACCGAATTGTAGTTAACTATGATTTCGAAGGTTTAGTATTTCTAGCGTCGATCGATAAAAAGACGGGAAGACAACTTGGTTATCGGCCAGATGGTGTCAGATCTGTAGAAAAAATCGAAAATACAGATATTCTCAAACTAGCAGAATTAAATGAAAAGAACAAAGAAGGTTTTGTTGTTTTTTATCCCAAAGCAAATCTTCGTTTGAAAATAAAATTTCCAGAATATGTCAGATTGCATAAGATTCTGACGGGATTGTCTATAAAAGGAATCTGGGAATATTTTGCAGAGCACGGAGTAGATGCAGATATAAGAAAAATAGCAACTAATGCACCAGATGAGTTTTACAAATGGATAGATTCTGTTGCTAAAAATTTCAAAGAAAAATATAAAGGAATAGAATATGAATGCGTGACGAATTTCAATTTGATTTCGTACGATCTGATTAAACTACCAGAAAAAACTAGAAAAGATTGGGCGATTAGAATAACAAAAACTAGATTTCCGAGCATATTGTTCGCAATGTTAGACGGTAAAGACTATAAAAAGATAATATGGAGAATTCTTAGACCGACTGGTTTAAAAACTTTTAAAGATGACATCGACATATAAATGCCGGGGTGTCGTAATGGCAGCCGAGGTAGGCTTAAAACCTGCTGAGCATTTGCTCGTGAGGGTTCGACTCCCTCTCCCGGCACAAATATTATGAAAATATATTTTGATGGTTCTATTCGACAAAAAAATCCAGGTGGTATAGCTGGCTATGGTTGGATAATCAAAACTAACGAAGGCATAGCTTTGAAGTCTGGACATGCAATTATTGGTTCTGGAAAAAACATGACAAACAATATAGCTGAATACACTGGTCTTTTAAGTGCTTTGACGTGGTTCGTTTCTTCTAAATATTTTGACCAGAATGAAAAACTATACATACACGGAGATTCTGCTTTAGTATGCAATATGGTTTCCAAAAAATGGGGTTGGGAAAAAGACGAAAAAGGTGTTAGAACTGGTCGATGGACGCCTCATAAAGACTTTCCTCTGTTAAAAGAACTTCTTAATAAAATTCTAGAAATCTTAAAAAATAAAAATGTGAAATATGTCGTCGAATGGATACCAAGAGAAGAAAATGAAGATGCTGACAGAATATCTGATTCTTCTTTTGTTAAATGATAATAGTCTAAGGATATTTACAAATATATCAGAATATGGTATAATATAAATACAATCATTAATAAACTAAAAAACATGATCAAAATCAAAATACATTCTTTCGTAGACGTTATCACTAATTCTTCGACTACCATTTATTGTCAGTGCACAGACAAGACAATTTTAGCTGCAAAAGAACTCATTAACTTTTTTCTGAAAGAATCTGGAAGCAAAAAGACAGCTGACGATCTATTTGAGTTTAAATTGGTATTGAGCGAAAGAGCAATTGAAAATCTCGCTGGAATGATCGACGAAGGAGATCTTGATGATTATCTTAAAGAAAATAAATACAGAAAAGGAAATAGCACGAAGTTGGCAGAAAAAATCTTAACAGACATCGAAAAAGGCAAAGTATACGAACCAGACGTTGATTACAAGACTAATGGAGATGGAATGAATGAAGAAGAGTTATTGATAATTCCAAAAAGCGACAAAGCAAACGTCATCAATTTAGCGAATAAAATAAACGATATATTTGAAATTGATGCATATCATGACTAAATCTCAAACGGAAAAATATGAAAAATTGGCTCTTAAATAGATTTCTTCCAGGCTTAAGACAGAAATGGGAAGAAGTTGAAAACATAGAAAAGCCTAAATGCAAATATTGCGAAAATCTGGAAGAAATGGAAAGAGAATATCCAGATGGATCATATCATGGAGCAGACATAATATGTGATGAATGCGGAGCTAATTATTATGAAGAATATAGTGGAGAAATATGGGCGACTAATGAACAAGCAAGAATAAATCATCCGGAATTCAAAAGATTATAATTAAAAACAACGACATGAAAAACATCTATATAGTTAATCTACATTCGTTTGTAGACGTGATTACAAATTCTTCAACAGAACTATTTATAGCTAACGACGCAAAAGAAGTTGAAGTAGTTAAAAACATTCTTGAAAAGATGCTTGAAATTAGCAATCTTGATTCTAATGGTAATGTTGTTATGTCACATAAAGTTGACGAGATATTTAATGTTTATAAGATCGATGAGAAAAACGTTGATAGTCTTATAGAGATGTTAGATGGATATTCTTGCAATCAAAACAGAGAAGAATTGATTGGAAAAATAATAATCGAAGGAACGAGTGACAATGTTATACCTTATGAGTTATTTGAGCTCATAGAAAGAAAATTTGATGCTGAAAGAATACATCTTGGTTAAAACATTTGAACATATAATTAAAATCACTGAATATGTTCCGAAAAAGAATATCTAAAAAAGAAAACTATAGTGCTATTCATATCAATGGTAAGACAATAAGAATCGCTATAGACAAAACTAAACCGATCACGGAATTAGAATATCCAGAATTCTATGATGTCAAGATAACAAGTTTCTGCACTGGTAAATGTCCTTGGTGTTATCAAAGTTCAACTCCAGTGGGAGAGCATTTTGAAAATATTGTTGAAAAATGCAAACAGTTTTTTGGTTCTCTGACAGAAAATCAACGACCTTTTCAGATAGCTTTAGGCGGTGGAAATCCTAATCAGCATCCAGATTTTGTCAAATTGTTAAAATATCTATCTTCTATAGAGATCATTCCAAATTATACTACGAATGGAATTGGTTTGACAGACGAAATTTTAAAAGCTACAAAAAAATATTGTGGTGGTGTTGCTGTTTCATGCCATCCTCATTTAGAGAAAATATGGAAAGAAGCAGTAAAGAAACTGGTCGTTCGAAAAATAAAAACAAATCTTCATATTATTGTTTCTGATAAAAAAAGTATAGAGTATCTTCAGAAAATATACAAGCAATATAGAAATAAAGTAGATTATTTCGTTCTATTGCCTTATACTGCACAAGGAAGAGCTAAAGAAAAAGAAATCGACTATGAATCATTAACGTTATTTCTGAAGAATGTTGATAGCAAGAAAATTGCGTTTGGTGCTAATTTCTACGAATATTTAAAAAAGAATCGAAATATCGCACAGGTGTCTTTATACGAACCAGAAATAATGAGCAAGTATTTGGATTTGTCAAACATGAAAATCTATAAATCTAGTTTTTCGACTTCTTAATATTCAAACATGAGAAAAATTCATTGGTTTTTATTAGTAGCATCGACGATTTTAGTTCTTGCAGCAGTTAACTATTCTGACAGACGACAGACAGTCGATGGACTTGGTGTCACAGATTCTGAACTTAAAGTTTTAGAAGAAAAAATTGAAAATGACGAAAGCTTAGAAAAATATGATTTATCTTTTGTATGGAGGTATGATAGTTCTATACAACAAATAGAAGTTTCGCTTGTTAAAGAAAAATATCTTTTTTATAAGAATATCGAAAGACATCGAAATGGTGCTAGCTATGTCACTTATAAAGACAATGATATTTTAGAACTAGCAAAACATCTTCGAAACCTTGCAGCAGACAAAGACTATAATGAAGTTTCTTTTATAATTTCTTTCGTCCAAAGTTTTGAATATGTTCTAGACAGTGTAGACAATCCACAGACAGGAGTTGACGACTATCCCAAATATCCCATCGAAACTTTAGTCGAAGGAAATGGTGATTGTGAAGATAAAAGTTATTTAGCTGCGTCTATTTTAAAAGCACTAAAGTATGATGTCGTTTTGGTGATCATACCCAGAACACACATGGCGATAGCTATAAAAGGAGAAATAAATAAAACAAAACCATATTATAATCTAGACGGAGAATATTTTTACTATATTGAACTGACAGCGAAGGGTTGGACGACTGGAGACATGCCAAGAGAGTATGCTTATGTTTCTACATCTTTAATAAAAATACCGTCTGACAAGGAATATGATCTTTATCCAGAAAACATATACGGCACTGTTATCGAAGATGACGATGAAGAAATAGAAGATCTTTATGATTATGATTATGACGATTCAGATATTGAATACGAAGAATAGACACAGGGTATTTACAAAAATGTTAGAATATGGTATAATAGAAATATAAAAGGAAATAAACATGACAGGAAAAACTACAATGCAAGATATACCAGCTATTTTAGATAGACTTTCAAAGACTTCTTCATCTAATGCAAAGAAAGATATTTTGAGAGAAACTAAATCTAAAGAACTTGAGTATATTTTTAAAGAAGCTTACGATCCTTTTATAAACTTTGGTGTTGCAAAAATTGATATTTCGAGTCTTACGTTCGATGAATCAAAAAATATAGACACGAAGTGGTTAGACGATTTGAAAGATCTATTGAGCAAATTAGAAAACAGAAAACTAACTGGAAACTTAGCAAGAGATACTATTAAATCTTTCATTTCTCAATATCCGAAAGACTGGGGAAATCTAGTTTTGAAGATTCTTAAAAAAGATCTTAGGATCGGTGCAGGCGCTTCTATAATAAACAAAATATACCCTAGACTCTTTCCAGAAGACTTTTGCATGGCAGCAATGAAATATCAATCATCTCGTGTCTCATACCCGGTCTACGCTGACAGTAAATTAGATGGTGTGCGATGTATAGCATTAATAAATGATAACATAAAGCTTTTGTCTAGAAATGGAAGAGAGTTTAGAAACTATCCGTTCATCGCAGAAGAAATCAAAGAGTTAGGTTTAAACAATAATACAAAGCTAGATGGAGAAATAGTGATGGGGCATTTTCAAGACTTAATGAGAACAATATCGAGAAAAGAGGAAGGAATCGAACTAGCAAAAGATGCTGTCTACAATGTTTTCGATACTGCAGAAACTGATAAAACGTTTGAAGAAAGATTAAAAACACTAGACGAGATTGAAAAAACGATTGAGTCAAAAAAGCTAAAACACATAAAAATAATCAGAGGAAAGAGAATGAATAATGAAGAAGAACTGACAAATTTTTATAATGAACAATTAGAAAAAGGTTTCGAAGGTATAATGGTTAAAGCTTTAGATGGAGTATACGAACACAAAAGAACATACGCTTGGATGAAGATGAAACCAGAAAATTCAGAAGACGCACCAATCGTCAGAGTTGAAGAAGGTTCTGGTAAGTATAAAAATCTTTTGGGTGCTTTTGTATGTAAACTTCCAGACAATACTGAAGTAAATGTCGGTTCTGGTTTTCTTGATGAAGAAAGAATAGAATTCTGGAAAAGAAGAAATGATTTGGTCGGGCAAATAGTAGAAATAAAATATCAAGAAAAAACGAAAGATGGCAGTTTAAGGTTTCCTGTCTTCGTTCGATTTCGAAAGGATCTGAAATAATCTCTTTTTAGGATGATCTTTTTATACTAAATATACTTTATCAGTTTATCTGATCTAAATGTTGTGGTATAATTGAAACATGCCAAAAAAAGGTTATCATCAAACAGAAGAGCATAAAAGAAAAGCGCGCGTATCACAACGAGAGTTTTATGCGAATGGCGGTCTTAATGGTTTCAAAAATAAAAAACATACTTTAAAAACAATAAGAAAGATAAGCAAAAGTCTGATAGGAAATTCAAGACATTTGGGTCATCATCATTCTATCGAAGTCAGACTAAAAATAAGTAACGCAAGAAAAGGCAGTAGATTATCAGAAGAGCACAAAAGAAATATAGGTTTAGGTAATCTTGGCAGACCTTCTCCGATGAAGGGTAAACATCATTCAGAAGAAAGTAAAAAGAAGACATCAGAGAAAGTTTCAGGTTCTAGAAATCCAATGTATGGTAAACCGGCACCGAAAGGAAGCGGTAGAGGTTGGTGTGGTTATCTAGATAGCATTTATTTTAGAAGTTTGTTAGAACTATCTTATCTTTATTACTTAATTGAGCATAAGATCAAATTCGAAAATGCTGAAAAAAGAAAATATCGAATACCCTATGTTGATGAATTTGGCACTGATAGAACATATTACGCAGATTATGTTATCGGTAAAGAAATAATCGAGATAAAACCAAAATTCGCAATGAAATTTGATAGAAATCAAAAGAAAGCAGAAGCAGCGTACGAGTGGTGCAAAAAGAACGGAATGTTTTATCAGATTTTAAATCCAGATATGCTAACGAAAAACGTCATAATAGATTTAGTCAATAATGGTCGTATAAAATGGACAGACAAAACTAGAGTTAAATATAATCAAAAAATAATAAAAACATGAACAAACAAAAAGAAGAATATATTAATGAGTTAACGTCGCTTATGTCTATATTGCATGATATGAAACATGCTGGAACTTTGCCTAAAAAGTTAGAAAAAAAGAGAAGTTTCATTGAAACTTTCGATCCTTCTAAACTGAATGTCTTAAAAGACGATTCAGTGAAAAATACGGTATTTGGATAAACAGAGAAACAACAGAATTATAAAGTTCATTTAAATCAGGAGCGTGGCGGAATAGAAGCGTGGAGATTTGGACCCGGGACTAAGCTAAATATAGGGCGATTATGTTTAGTGATTACCGGCAGAAAGGTGCAGTGAAAACGCCAGAATAACTGCATTACCTACCACAAAAGTAGACGCTAGGGAAGTAATCTCTCGGAAACGAGTTCTTATGAAGCCTAGAGCAAAGATGAGGATTTAAGAATAGCTCATTGAAGAGTGAAAACTGAAATCTCTTCCGCTCCTGATTTAAGTGAGCTTCGATGGCAAGTGTGGAGAACCAGTATCTCGTCTGCCTCATAAACAGAAGATAGCAAGTGCAATTCTTGCCCTCGCCACAATATGAAATCAAAACAAGAAAATTATATAGTGATGGCTGAACAACAAATATTAGGTTGGCATTCTCGTGATCTTGGCGAAAGCATAGGTGATCTTTGTAAAGCTATGGGTTTAACAAAAGAAGAATACAAAGAAATGATTAAACGCGGTCATATCAGTTTTTTAGCTGATGATTTGAAAAAAGAAATAAAAGATTCTTTATGAAAAAAGAAACACTTCTGAAGAAAATAGAAAAAATAAGAAAAGAAGGAGGATATGGTTTACAAAGTCTTTTTGAAAAAGATTATGACGGCAGCTGCCCGTGTTTTGATGGAAAGTTTATCGTAGACAGTAAACCTAATGAAGTCTGGGGAAGATGCTGGAGAGTATCGAAGAACGCGCAAGATCTACATTTTTTTGGAGACATTGAAATTGGTAAAGCAATAAAAAGATGTTTAGATACACAAGAATGGCATAACGAATACACGTTAATAATTCATAAAAAACCATTTTTAGAAACAAATACAAAAATATGAATAAAATAAACGAAGAAAAAAGATATTGTTCTGAGTGCGGTTCTAAAATGATAGTAGAAGATGTTCCAGCAGAGACTGAGGAAGTACACTGTTATTATGGTGATTGTATTAAAATGAGAATCGGTAGTCCCTATAATAGTAAAAACGGTAAGAGACAATATGTAAAACATTATTATTGTCCTAATTTTAAAAAACATTGGCTAAGATCTTGTCGACATGACAATTTTTACGATGATCAAATATTCGTTAAAAACTAATAATTAATCATTAATAAAAATATGAAAACAAGTGATATATTTAGTAGTATAGTCGTGTTAGTTATTGTATTAGCAATGATTTTAGCAGCGACTGGTTGGATAATGAATTTCGTGAAGTTTGTCAGACTTGATTTTAAAGAACCGTATAAAGCGGAAATCATAAGAGGAGTTGGTTTAACTTCTTACGGAATAATCATAGGTTGGTTAGATATTGATGACAACTAATATTGTTTTAGAATATGAAAATAGCATTTGACATTGACGATACTTTATTAATACCCTCTGTAGCGTCAGGATTTGACAGAGATACGCCCAATTACGATACAATTGGTGTTTATAAATGGTTTCAATCACAAGGTAATGTGATGGTATTATGGAGTGGTAGTGGAATCGACTGGGCAAAGACTTGGGGTGAAAAACTTGGCCTTCAACCGTTTTCAGTTAGAGTGAAAGAAAAATCAGAAGATATAGACATTGCATTCGACGACTGTGACGTTGATTTAGCAAAAATAAATATAAAAGTAAAAAGAATAAATAACTCTGTTAGTCGAGAAGAGTGGAATAAAATTAAAAACAAAACAAATACATGAAAATATTAGACTATGAAAAAGATTTCGAAGATTTTTGGAAAGACATTATTATAAAGAAAGGTAAGATAGATTTAGAACAAGTCAAGAAAGAATTGCATGATTACCATATTCTTCTTAAAGAAGTGCCAGAAGTTTATATGGAAGTGACTGGTGGTCGAATCAGCAAACCAAATACTCGTGCTTTCGAAGTGATCGGCGAGTTCAACGAACAAAACTTAAATAAGGAAATAACTAAAGACGATGTGAAAATGATGATAAATGACAACAACAGTTTACGAGAGTTGGTCGATGCTTTGATAGATTATTTCGATTTAGAAGATTAGTATGAAGTTTTTGATGTTTCTAGTAATTTGTTTTTTGCTTGGTGGTATTGCTAGTATACTGATAAACGAATGGTCTTTAGGTATTCTATGTATAGGCATTGCAGTTTTTCTATTATTATTTGAATGAGTATGTTTAACAAGAAATTAAAGAATAAATTGAAGAATATCGTTTCTAATTCATTGTTTGTAGGTATATGTTTATTGGGTTCGATGACGTTATTAATAATATGCGGAATTGTTATCTGGTTTTTTCTGAAATGGTATATAGGCACAGAATAATATGAAAAAATTTCCTTGCAGACGTTCGATTGTTCAAGAGTATGATTGTTGTGTATTTGTCGTCCCCAGATGGAAAAGTTCGCACAAATATATCTGTTTTGACAAATGTTTAGCGAACGAATTGTTCTTTTTATGGGATAAGGGTATAATAACTACTGGATGTTGTTGCGGACATCATAAAACTGAAAGGAATCCAGAAGGCGAAAATGGTGAATCTTCATATATTGGTGTTAGTGAAGAATTTATTCCTCTGATGAAAAAGTTAGGTTATAAAGTTCGTGTCAACTCAAATGATCTTACTCGTGAAGACAGTTTCATACCAAAAACAAGATTTTTAAAATAACACACGTTATGACAAAGACAAAAAATAAAACAAAAAAGAGAAAATGGGAATGCAATATATGCAGACAGACATTTACTAATAAGAAATTATTGGTTGAACATTTAAAAGACGAATTCGAAGAAGCTGATATGATTTCTGACATGAGTAGAGATCAATTAGAAGAATTAGGTATCGACAATCCATATTCAGATTAAAAAATGGGGACGTAGCTCAATTGGTTAGAGCATCGGCTTGTCGAGCCGAGGGTTGCGAGTTCGAGTCTCGTCGTCCCCGCTTTTTGGGAGATTGGCAGAGCGGTCATTGCGTCTGTCTGTAAAACAGATGCCCTTTGGGCAATAGAGGTTCGACTCCTTTATCTCCCACTGCTCGTTTATTTGGAGAGATGGCTGAGCGGTTGAAGGCGGCGGTCTTGAAAACCGTTAAGGTAGCAATACCTTCGTGGGTTCGAATCCTACTCTCTCCTCGGTTGTTCTTTATTCTTTTCTTATAGTATAATGATAGAATAATATTGTTTGCGAGTGTATCACAATGGTAGTGAGTCAGTCTTCCAAACTGGTTACGTGGGTCCGATTCCCATCACTCGCTCCAGGCCCCATCGTCTAGCTGGTCAGGACACCGGGTTTTCAACCCGACAACACCGGTTCGAATCCGGTTGGGGCCGCTTATTAGTCCTTATAGCTCAATCGGATAGAGCATCAGTTTTCTAAACTGAAAATCTAGGTTCAAGTCCTAGTAAGGGCACATATTTGAGCCCTTGTAGTGAAATTGGACATCACGACTGTCTTCGAAATAGTAGTTCTAAGTTCGAGTCTTAGCAAGGGCACTGTTCTTTTGCCCTCGTGGCGGAATTGGCATACGCGTATGTTTTAGAAACATATCCCGAGAGGGTTGGAGGTTCGACTCCTCTCGAGGGCACTTTCTCGGGCGATTAGCTCAATGGTAGAGCACTTCGCTTACATCGAAGGGGTTGCAGGTTCGAGTCCTGTGTCGCCCACCCGAGCTGCGGTAGCTCATCGGTAGAGCGCTTCTCTGAAAAAGAAGAGGCAGAAAGTTCGATTCTTTCTCGCAGCACATGAAAATATATTTAGCAGGTCGAATGTCGACTGGTTTCGATAAAAAATATTTTGGTATTGATAAGATATTAGAATGGTATGTTGCTTGGAAAACTGCTAGACGTTTATGGAAAGAAGGGCATGTAGTGTATTCACCTCATTTGAATAATATTTTTTTCAATAGCATAATGTCTCATTCAGAATGGGTCAAAAAAGGACTAAGTATGTTAGACGTCTGCGATGCTATTTATTTCTTGCCTAACTGGGAGAAAAGCAAAGGTTCGAAAATAGAATATGATTATGCTAAAAAGAAAAATAAAAAAATAGTATTTATTTAGCCCTCATAACTCAATTGGCAGAGTAGCTGGCTTTTAACCAGTTTGTTCCAGGTTCGAGTCCTGGTGAGGGCACTTTATTTTTATTAATGAAATAAATGAAGACACTTAAAGAAGTACAAAAATCTGCTATAAAACAAGGACATTGTCATTGCAATTTTGCTGTCAAATGTCCATGCAATGAATTTAAGAAAACTAAAAAATGCAAATGCTATTTAGCATTTTCTAAAAAGAAATAAAGTTTACTCATTCTGAGAAATATGGTATAATGGAATAATCAGAAGATCTTTGATAATTATCTCTTGGTAGCCAAGCAGCTAAGGCAGTGGTCTGCAAAACCAATATACGTGGGTGCAATTCCCACCCAAGAGTCAAGTATGCCCTTATAGTTCAGTGGCAGAACGCCAATCTTGTAAATTGGATACTGGGGTTCGATTCCTCATTAGGGCTCATATTAAATGGGCTTGTAGCTCAATCGGCAGAGCAACTCCCTCTTAAGGAGAAGGTTGTGAGTTCGATTCTCACTAAGCCCACTCGAAATTGGGGGATTGATGATAAAAGCAGCATACCGAGCTTGCACCTCGGAAGAAGCGGCGCGATACCGCTATCCTCCACAAATAGATTACCCCTATTTACAAAAACATTATAATATGGTATAATAAATATAATAAAAACAACAAACGATATGAAATTAGAAAATATAGGTTTTTATAGTTTGTCTGACCAGAGAGCTAAAACTGCTTCTGATAAATCACAGATGAAAAGATGTGAGTTAATCATCACTGAGTATTGCAACTTCAAATGTCCTTATTGTAGAGGTTTGGATAAGTACATATATGGAAATCGAAAAATAAAACAGTTGTCTTTATCAGAAATCAAAAAAGCTATCGACTTTTGGTGCGAAAAAGAACCTTTAGAAAACATAAGATTTTCTGGTGGAGAACCTACTCTTCACAAAGACATTTTGGAAATTGTTTCGTACGCAAAAAAGAAAGGTATAAAAAGGATCGCTATCTCAACTAACGGTTCGAATAAAATTGAACTATACAGAAAATTAGTCAAAGCAGGTGTCAACGATTTTTCAGTCTCTTTAGATGCTTGTTGTGCAGAAGATGGCGACAAAATGTCTGGTGGAAGAATTGGTTCGTGGAACATTGTAATCAAAAATATCGAAGAAATATCAAAACTAACGTACACGACAGTAGGCATAGTT